TTTCTGCTGTTTGTCCTGTAATTACAGTTGGATCAAGTTGTTCATCACTGATTGCATCATCAGCGATTTTTGCATTTGTAACAGAGTCCGCAGCTAATTGTGAAGTAGTTACAGATCCTGCAGGAGCGTTGACTGTGCCTACCGCTCTTCCTAGAAATACACAATACATCTCATCAGTACCATTAACCAATGCCGCTGATAGCGTCAAGGTAGTACCCGATGCAGTGTATGCTTTACCGGATCCTGGCTCTTGAACAACATTGTTCACTACCAACCGGATGTGATAGCGTATATGCAGTTTGAGAATTGACAATAGTAAATACCTGTCTCTCAAAACTTATAAAACTTCTTGCTGGAACGTTTCCTAAATACGCCATGGTTACTCCTACGTGCTTATTGCATCAACGAAAGAAGCCCATACATCTAAACTTGACGCGGTATCTGACTTAGCTTTTAACACGTCATTGTTCAGCATTACAATTTTGCTTCCGCCGTCAATTAGTTCTAAAGATCCACCACTAACTATTGGCGCATTTTTAATTAAATAATAATCGTTTGATCCATCATTAATAAATACATCTATATTTATTGTTGATGTAGTTGTGTTTGCGCAACGTACAGAGATTATTGCATCATCTGAATTACTTGTATGAACAGTCGCTGCTGATGTTCCTACGTTTCTTTGTATATATCGTTCAAAATCTTGTGCCATAATTCTCCTTATAAACTATTTTTTATTATAACGCAATGGCCATGGCAGTAACAAACCCTGCTGACACCCCTGCTGCTCCACTTGATGCTGAAGTAACTCTACCTTTTGCATCTACCGTAATTGATGAATTTGTATAACTAGCTGCTGATACTCCAGAGTTAGCTAGTGTTAATGCTCCGCCAGATGCAATTGTTGCATCACCTGATACTGCTGATTCTTGATAACTTGTACCATCTGCAACTAATATTTTAGCAGACGTATTGTCTGGCATTCTTAACTGTGATCCAACTGTTAAATTTCCATTTACATTATTAGATACTGTGTTTGCAAAATTACCCATATAGCCATGAGAAGAACATTGATAATATAAAACATTTGGTGTGTTAACATCAACTGCTATTTGTGTATACGCACCAGATGATCCTGGTGTACCATTAGTGGTTACTCCTGTTGTGTAAGCCGTAGATTTATCTGCTTCTAAATAAAATCTTAATGGGTGACTACTGTTTGTAGAATCTGATTGATCAAATCTATAGTAGTATTTATAAGATGCATCTGCGCCTGTAAAAGTAATAGCAGGAGATTCAAGACCTCCTAAAAAATAAGCGTTTGAAGAACCTTGGCCTGAATAAGGATGAGCTGTTGTTTTTGTACCAACTGTAACAGTAATTAATTCTGGTGCTGATGAAGAACCATATTCAACCGGACTAGGTAAATTAGCTATAGTTGCAGGTAGTGTACAAAATACATCTAATGTACTTGAACCACCTGAATTAAAATTAATTTTTGAAGTGGTACCAGCAGAGTTACTTAATACTGTAGTTCTTTCTAAAGTTGTAGAACCTGAAAGAGTTCCTAAACCTACTTCAAAATTTGCTGTGCCTTGTTCAGCGATAGTGTAATAAGTGGTGTTAGAAGTTGCAATACCACTATTAAAAGTTATAAAACCTTGTACCGCACCTGCAAGAGTTATATTACCCGTGCCTTGTGATGTACTAGTTTCTCTTACTCTATCATTTAAAACCAAAGCCATTTAATTTTCCTATTACGAAGTTATACTAATAATCGCATCAGAACCAGCAGGTGATCCAGAAGCTGGATTTGGGAATGTAATTGTAAACGTTCCGTTAGAACAAGATTTAGTTCCACCAAAATCTAAAACAACAACTAGTCTGTTAGCTGTACTATCAACAGTAGTGCTATTATAGATTACTCCATATGCTGCACTAAAAGTTGCAGGTGTAGGGCTTCCCCAAACTGTATCTGCAAAATCAACAGTTGCAACATTAGTTTGATTAGCTACTGCCTGTGATGTTAAAGTATTTCCGCCAGTTGAGTATTGACTTCCACTACCTGTTCCAACTTCATTAGCAACTCCTGATGAATAAACAGTACTTGAAGTAGTGTAAGGTGCACCTGAACCTGCTGTATATAAAGCAAGTTTAAAAGTGTTTCCAGACGTTGCAAAATCATGATGACCGGAAAGTAGTGAGATTCCAAAACTAAAAGGTACTACATTTGCCATATTATTTTATCTCCTTATTAACTTGATGGTGATTTAACATTGAGTTGAACACGAACTTCACCATCTTGATATTCGTCTCTACGTCTGATGCCGATTTGTTCGACAGCATACGATTCTATAGCTTCACTATATGCTTTTGTGTAGTATTGTAACATATCTTGCGGACCTTTCAAGTATCCATATGCATTTACTAGACAAGCATATAAAAGCAAATCTTGATATTTATTTGATAAATAAGTTCCATTTGTAGCGGCTGGCGCTGCTGTTGGTTGTGTTGTATCAGTTATACTTATGGGTTCTTTGTCATAAGCAAGTGTAATAGCATAAGTTTTATCAGGAGTTGGAGCTACTACCCAAAAAGTTTCATCCCAATTTGCGTAGTATTTTGGAATATCCACAGCATTTGTATTTGGTGTAGAATAGTATTCTGCTATAAAACTTGTATCTCTTTGTTCTAAATAAAATTGATTACCTGCTTGATCAGTTAATTGGACATATCTAATTGCTCTTAAATCATCTGGAATAGTTACATATCTATTTCCAACAATTAAATTAGATGTTGCATAAAATACATTTTGATCAGTATCAATTGCTCTTGTAATTTTATTTTCTGCATTAACTATAATTCTTTCTAAAACAGAATCACTTAATACATTACTACTTACTTCTGTGTAGTTTCTAATATCAGTTCTTAAATTATCTAAAGTGTATGTCATTATCCGTTTACTACCTCAAGAGTTACAGGTCCTGCTGAACAATTTGTTCCTCCACCTTCTATATTACCTGATGTTGCATTACTAGTGCTAGTTATATAAAAAAAATTTATTGGATTAGTTATTGGATCAGACGTTGTTGCTCCAGTAATATTACCAGCAGCATCTATTTGACCTAATGCAATTGTAAAACCATTTGCATTATTTAAATCACTTACATTATCAAAAGTTGGAATGTTAGCAAATGATTGTAAATTTCTTAAATCAGCTGGATCAGAACCACCTGGTCCTGCACTTGTTACTTGTGGTGCTCCTCTAAATCTTACAATGGAACCTGCAGCTCTTTGATGATTTTCTGAAAAAACATTTACATAAGTTACACCACCAGAAATAATAGATGTAAATGGATTGTTGTCTAAAAGTATTAAACTTGTTTTAGAAGATGGTTGTGGTCTTGGGTTATATAAAGCTTGAGGATCCGAACCTACAGGTTTTGGAGAAAGTTGTGGTTGCTTTGCTTCAAACTCTGAAATGTGAACTAAAGATCCGTTCCATTCTCTGACCATTTCAGAATATGGATATACCATTCCTGATCTGTCAGAAATTGCTAATGCATGTTTACCGGAAGCATACTTACCCATTATACTCCATCTCCATAAAATGTTTGTGGTGAAATGAAAGTAGATGTACCTTGATTATCTGCATCAAGTGCTCTTAATAATTCACTTTCATATCTTCTTTCTAACTCTTGACTCATTTCAGGTGAATATTTCATGCTTAAGTAATAAGCTAAACCAGACATCATACAAGGATAGAATCTATTTACGACATCTGACGTATTATTGTATGCACCTACATCTTGAATTTTTGATAGATAATAAAAACAAAATTGAAAATTACTTGGTGTAGTTGTACTAGATACACTTGAACTTGGTGTTGTATATAAAAATATACTTGGGTTTAATTTTCTTTCTACATAATATTGTGAAGGTGTGCCTTTAGCTAATTTGTTTGGAGTTTGTGAATATGTAGATCTGTCTATTTTAGTTAATGCAATATCTTGAGTTTCTGTAGTTGTAGTATTATTTCTATAATATGCTTCCAACACATCACTAATATCACTTGGAAAATTTTCTGAATCTGATGCAAAATTATATTCTGCTTGTCCTAATACTAATGGAACTTTAGCTAATTTTACTTTCCATAAATGAACACCTCTATTACCCCATTCTTGAAACATAATATTTAAAGAACGTCTTGCTGATCTTAATTGATAACCAGTTCTAGTTCCTCTTACACCAGTTCTTTCAAATGCTTCTTCTATGATTTCATCTATTTGTGGATTAAATTCAGTTGTTTCAGAAGTAGGAGAAATAGTTTGAGCAGTATTACCCATACCAGATGTAGCTGTAGCTCCTGAATTATAATAAAATAATAAAGGTGCTCCGACTGTTCTTACGGGTGCAACATTAATTGTTGTTTTTGCTCCTGCAGATCCTGGAGTTCCTGTATGTGTAACTCCTGTTGTATATTCTGTTCCACCAGTTGTAAAAGTTCCATCTTTAGTTGCTGAAAAAGAAAATTTAAAATTAG